AATTTTTCATCATATTTTCCATGACCTCCGCACCTTTATCTATGTCTCCACCGCCAGCATTTCTAACAGCGTCAGCTGTAAATACAAATTCATTTACACTTAATCTTGCAGGTACATCGTCTGCTTTTTCTTGCTTACCTATTGGTACAAATCCACCTTCGTTTCTATAATCTTTTTCCATGCCACCAAGGTCCATGAGCCCACCTTCTTGAGCAGCTACTCTTCCACCAACAGCATAGTTTGGATAAGGTAAATACATATTTCTTGGTGGTAAGAAAGCATAAAAATCTTCTATTCTTTTAATTTGTTCAGGATCTCCTGATTCATAAGCTTTGTCTATTTCAGATCTAATACCAGCTGGTAATACTTCATTACCTTGTGAGTCTTTTAATCTACCACCTCTAGTTCCACTATCAGGTAATTGATCTACTTTAGTAGGCATAAAAGCTGATGCACCTAAACCAAAAAGACCTGCTATTTTAAAAGGATTAAAACCATCTTGATCTTTATTTAATAACATGGCACTTAAAAATTTATTGTCAGCCATTTTAGGAATTAATTGTGTATAGCCACCTAAACCACCTAATTTTGTAGCTCCAAATAATTTTGGTCCGTACGCAAAGGCTCCCGCTGCTAGTGCTGCTTTACCTAAATCACTTTTTAAAACTTTTCCTGCTGCATCAGCCACACTACCTATGGCCTTACCAACACCTTTAACTATCTTACCTAAAAAATATCCTTGTCGTGGTACAGCATTCATAATGCCGCCACCTGCTCTAGTTATTCTACCTCCGTTAGCTGCGTATCCAAGTGTTACATCTCTACCAACTTTTTGGTCGTTACCAAATCTGTAAGTAAATTCATTATAATCTACATCCTCTTCTGTGTCTCCTGTTCCAACACCTGTACCATAATTAAGAGGTAAGTAATTTTGACCTCCACCTCCTCCACCTTGTCCTTCAGGTGGTCCATAACCAAAAAGAGTGTTTCCAAACATATCTTTCATAGGTTTTCCAGTAAGGGGATCTCTTTGAACATATTTCATACCAACTTGACTCATGTCTCCTGCAACAGATAATCCAGGTGAACCTCTGTCTTTTGCATATGTTGCGAAAGCACCATCATCAAATTCTCTTAAAGATTCAAAATCGTCATAAGAAAATTTAGGATAATCTTTGTAAGAACTAAAACCATCTTCGTCTGTAGCCTCTAATAAACTTTTTAAATTTTGTGGTAGGCTATTGTATTTTGCAGGATTAGATATTCTTAAACTTGATAAAAATTCAAGTTCTCTTTTAGGGTTGTTTGGAACAATATTATATAATCCTTTTTTTCTATTTCTTATGTAATTTTTTCCAAAATCAAATACTGATTTAAATGGGTTTGGTTTAACATAATCAAGTTTTTCTAATCTTCTTTTTTCAATATCTTTTTTAATTGCATCTTGTCTTTCTTTTGCATTTGTTGCAGCTAATTGTTGAGCGGTTACTCTATTTTGACCTTCTCCTTCTCCTCTTACATTAGGATCATTAGATCTAGATACATCTCCACTGTCAAAATCTTTTTGACTACTAAAACCATAGTTATCATATTCAGGATACGCAGGTATCCCTTCTTCAGTCATAGTCTCTTGACCACCTAAAGCTTTTAGTTTTTCAACTTCGTTTGGTGTTATGTATGCCAACAGATGTGGTTGGCCTTTAATTTTTTTAGTGCTAGTTATACCAGCCATGATTACATCCCTCTGTTATAGAGACCCATCAAACCACCGTTGGCTGCCATTGCAACTTTTTCTCTCATGTCAACATCAGCTATTCCGCCACCAGGCATTTTTTCTTGCATGTTAACATTCTCACTCATCATCATTTCTGGAGCTTGAGATTGGATTCCTGATTGATCTTGTTGCAACTGTTGTAAAATTTGTTTCCAAATACCACTTTCAAAGAAAGCATCAAAACTTACAAATTGAGCTTTTTGTTGTGGTTCCATTTGTGACCATATTTCTGCCGCAACTTCTTTGCCTTGTGGGTCTTCGCCACCACCCATTCTAATGTCCCCTCTATTATATTTAATATCAGGTGCTCCAGCTTGTATTGATTCGTTCATTGAAATTTTTTCTTCCATAGTATCTCCTTTTACTTTGTTTTAGCGAACAAATCAAGAGGCGGCATGATAACTGTTACATCTCTTTGCACGTCCTCTTCAGGTATATTAGCAGCTTTTAAAGCTTCTTCAGTCTCGTAAACTTCCCCTGTTTTTTTGTTCTTAATTGTAGTTATTATCTTTTCTGGTGTTAGTGTTGGTATATTTGTCATTATGTTGTTACCTCTTTCTTAATGTTTAGATAGCTAATAGCTATATCAAACGAATCAGAAGTGCTTGATTGTACTGTAAAAGTTTTTCCACCTTCTACTATTAGCGGTTGGGTTAATAATTCTGTTGTAGTATTAGCTGTTAATTGTGCTGATTTTATAGCTGTAATACTATTGTTTATAATAGTTACTGTTGGTGTACCAGCTGATGTAACTAATATTGATTTAATAACTATA